CTGTGCTAGTGCGTTCGGGTCGTCCTTCTTGACGATGAGTTTGCTGATGGCGTACTCGACAGCGTCGCGCTCGTCAAAGCGCATCTCGGCTTCTAGCTTCACAGAGAGCATGCCAAGTATCTGCATGTGTTCACTGTGCATTTGTTTGCTCGGCTTTTTTGGCGAGACGCTTTGCTTTGGCTTCTGCCTTCTTTGCTTCTGCAGCTGCGATTGCTCGAAGTTGCGCCAGCTGTGGTTCGAGGCATCGACGCACGATGTCTGACATTCGTTTGCCGTCCTTGCCCACGCGCTGTGATAGTAGATCGTGGTCTGCTCGGCTGAGCCTGACAGCCACGGTGACTGTGTCCTGTTTCATTTGTTCTCCTTTTGTGTTTGCAATTACTTGCAACGCCTTATTTTTATCACATGGGGGTGTCGTGACTTGCACAGCTGATCGTTCAGGCCGTTGCAGTTGTGTTTGATAGCACCCCAGCCGTACAACCCGACCGGGTAGCGATACTTGCCAGCCTCAGTGTGACCATAGAAAGCAATCCTGTCAACGCCTCTTGCCTGTTGAGCGAACGTTAGTAAGTGAGCCTTTGATGCTGGGGTGTCGTTCCAGTAATCCCATGTCCGACGGTACACACCAAAGGCAGTCACATAACTCCTCGTCGAGTGTCTCGTGTTGTTGCCGGTCTCGCAGCGAGCAAGGTCTAAATACCAAGATTTCGGCATCGGGTGATTCCATTCCTCTTTGGCTTGCGCCTGCGCTGGGATGGTTAGCGCGATAATTATTGCCGTTAGACATACTCTTCTAATCAACTCTCTCAACTTTGGTTGTCAGCCCCCATGAGCCGTGGCGATCACCACGTAGTGCAACCTGCACATGCTCAATCAGGCCTTTGTGGTTTGTAAACATTTGGACAAGTGTCCGGTCATCTTCTGAGATGTATTCGATGGTGCGTGGGATTGGTGGGTTGCGCCACAGCCTCATCCCTAATGCCCAGCCTGCATGCAAAAGCCATCCACAGATAAGCGTCTGGAAGAATTGAAGGTCGGTCATCGGAGGGCCTCGCGTCCTGCAGCTGTAATTTCACAGACCATCATTGCTGACCCTGCAGTGGACATGCGCGTCGTATGCGTGTCTGTGATGAAACCTTGTGCTCGTAGTTCTGAGCATCGTTTCCAGTAGCAGCACTTTGCCTTCAGAGCAAGCCCTGAGGCCATGCCTGCTTCCTCGTCTGTGAGTGGCTTGTGTTGATACTCAGCCAGTAGCAACATCGCCTGTGAGGTTCTGCGTGGCTTGACAGCCTTTGCACCCTCTCGACTGGTTACCGGGTCGCTAAGTCTGAACAGTGGCAGATCATCGAACATTGTTGTCTCCTTTTCCCTTGCTTGGAATGTTTGCAAGTTAGCAAACAATCTGCGAGTGGTGGTGGATGGGAGTCGGAGAACTTACCCCATCCACCTAGCAAAGCACCGAAAGGCAAGAAGGTGCTATGCGTCCTTTTGAGGTTTTGGCAGTGAACGCCATGCAGCTTCAAAGGCTTCTGGGGTTTGGTCTGCGACCTCGATGTGCAGCCAGCCGTCACCGGGGCCTGCGTTGTCTGTGGCTGTGAAGATTTTGACTCCTGCTTTTCCTTCTCCACGTGAGCATCGGTAGCCAGCACCGTAGTCACCGAATGAGTACCAGTGAATCTCGCAGATGCCGAGAATCTTGGAGTGTTCTCCAAGCTCTGATTTGCCGAGGAACCAGTCCCACATTTCACGCGCTTGCTTTTCGTCTTTGTATTTGATGTCAGCTGCAAACCCTGTCGCGTGGACACTGAGGTTGTCTGAGCCTCGCATCTGGCGATTGACGTATGTTCCAAGGTTGGTTGTTTTCCAGCGTCGGTTGCACAGATCAACAAGTTTGGCTGTGACTGGTTGTGTCTTTTTGCCGTCCCATGCTGGGTAGTAGGGGTACTTACGAGGCACGACCAAAGGCCTTGTCTGCTGGGTTGAAGTAACGCATGGCTGTGGGGATGGCTGCAGCCCATACTGCGTTGAGCGTCGCTGTGGGGCTTTGTGTCGCTGTGTATGTAGCGACAGCACTTGCGAGCAGTGAGCGTCCGTAGGAGGCTAGGAGAGCCTTCTGTGAGGGTGTGAGGTTGAGGGTCATTCTGTTTCCTTTGGTGGTTGTTTGGTTGGCGCTTTGAGACCGTTCGAGGCGAGCAAGGATGACAGCGCCCCTGAGAGGAAGAGCATCATTGGACTGAGGAGAGCCCACGCACTTTTGTCATTTTCCGAGACCTCTAAAGGCTGTACGACAAATAGCAATCCGAACAGCAGAGCCCCTGTGGAGGCTAGGAATGTGACAGACAATGTAATGCCCACAATCAGTATTAGTCGGGCTTTGATTTCGTCGTTTGTGTAACGCCTTCTAGCCACAGCGACCACCACCAACTTGGATTGTGGTCACGACACCGGGTGCTTTGTTTTTGACGCGTTCACAGTTCACACGTGTACGGTCTCCACAACTGGCAAGCGACACTGCAAACAAACTAATCAGGGCTAGACGCTTCACGAGTTGCGATACCCATAAACACGCATTGTGCCTGTAATACTGCCCGATGCTGGGATGATCTGGATGCCGGTGTACTGAGTGGATGTTGCTACCTGTGTACCAAGCAGAAGGACAGCTGGGCCGTTTGCGTCGAAAGCGTGAATGTTTGCTTGCGTTCTTGCAGCGACGTTCGGGTTTGCAATGTCAATTACGGTCTCGCAAAGAATGGTTGAAGTAGATGAGTGTCCACCACAACGCTGAGAAACTGTCGCTGCTCCTCCGATGTCGGTCACGCCAGCGTTGTAGGCAAGGCCATAGCCAAAATAGTTTGCGCCTGCATCTACGCCTGCACCACTAACCATTTGGAAGGCAAAGGTTGTTGAGGCACTTCCGTAGTGGCTGATGATGACTTTGTAGTTTGAGAAGCTTGACGAGAAACAGTTGAGCAATGATGCTGTTACCGATGCAGCAGTTGAGCCTGTGTAGGTCGTTGTTGCAATCCAAGTCAAGCCGATGTCTTGCTGAAGGGTCGTCATCTGAGCTGCAGTTAGCACCTGCCCTGATGTGAATGTCTGATCTGCCATGGTTGTCTCCTTTAGAAACTGAGAAGGTTCTCGTTTAGAGTACCGAAAATGGGGTCATTGAGGGTGAGATACGCGTTCGAGTCGGCTGACTCAAAGGTGTACGTCACGATGTGTGATCCCGGTGTGATGTTGTGTGAGATGCCAGACACGATGAGCGTCTGAGTGTCTGATGTTGGTGTTCCAGCAACGAAGTATTTCTTGACTGTGCAAACATCTGTCAGGTCTAGCGCAAGGCATTGGTTCTGTTTTGTGTCTGATAGTGGCAAGAGTTGCGTTGATAGACCTGTGAAGCGAAGGACTGGTTGCTTGTATCTGCCGAGCAGATAGTTGCCAAGGCCAGCGACCTCTGCTGTGGTGGAGTTGAGAAGGTTTGTGTTTGAGTAAGTCTGTGTCTGGTATTGGGCGATGCTGTCGGCGTTAGAGGCGACCTGTGCAGCTCCTGCCGGTGATTGGGTCACGATGTAGTTGTAGAGCAGTTCATCACCGAACTGGTTGGTCAAGGTTTGATAGGGGATACCACTGGCCTCAACATCAAAGGCTGCTTTGACGGTTGGGTTTAGAACGGATGAGCGACCCTTGAATGTAAGCGTTCCTCCTGACGACATAAAAAGAAAGCCCTGCTCGGAAGTTGTGATTGTTTGCAGATAGTTGAGCAATGGTGTTTGTTCAGCAATGGAAAAGTCTGCCGATGCAGCTGTGCCACCGAGAGTTGATGATCCAGTAGCGATGGAGCGTGGCCCTTGGTAGTTCACTTCTGTGTAGTCAAGCACTGTGCTTACGCGTGTGGAACTGAGTTCTTGTGTTGTGGTGTGTGCGTTTAGGTTGATAGAGGCAAGCACTGTGAAGTCGTCAGCACATGTGGCGTAGGCCATGTCATTGAAGGCAAGGTCGTAGTCAATGTTCCAGTCTGTGATTAGTCCTGTGTAGATGGCTTTGTTGTTTGCATAGATTTGGATTGGCAGTCGAGGCACGATGCCAGTGACGTTGCCGGTGGTGTTCCAATACGGCGACGATGTGTTGAGAGGGTCAAAGTCTCTGTTCTTGTTGTAGAACGACACGGTCGCTGTGCCTGCGTTGAACTCTTGCAATTGGCGTGAGCGTCCACGGTTGATGTTGATGGACTGCACCGATGAGGTGACATCTGCAAACTGGATGCCACCGAGAGTGCCTGTGTTCAACTTGCCATAGACAGGGTCATCTAACTGGAAAGGTGTTCCGAAGTTAGTGGTCGTCTGGAATCCGACAAGGACTTGAATTACAGGAAGCGTCATACGCTGACAAACACCTGACCTGAAAGGCGTTCAGCACTCTTGATTGCCTCGATGATGTCACGGCCTACCTGTGCAGGGTTAGACACGAGACCAGCATTGACGTTGATGCTGATTTGATTGACTGTGCCTTGTGTGGCTTGAGCACTTGCAAGGTTGCCACCAAGGAAAGCACCTGCGCCGATGTTGCCAAAACTGGTTGCCGAACTAGCGAGGCCTGCAAGGTCTTGGTTGAGTTGCGTGACTGCTCCAGCGTTAGGCACGGCAATCATGTGATCTGTGACTTCAACGCCTGCTTCTGGGCCAAGGTTGATGAGCTGTGCTAAGCCAGCCTGACCAAGTCCTGCGTTGATGAGATGACCAAGGTTTGATGCAAACTTCTTGGCGTCCTCAATCTGTTTCTGAAAGACAGTGAGGTAGTTACTCTTTGAGCGTTTAGTGCTTGCCGATGC